CTCCACGCACAGGCTTGTAGTCATATTCTAGCGGGGCATACTCAGCCATTAACGCTTTGAGCATCTTAAATTCTTGCTTCATAGCGTAGTGTACACGAGCCTGAACAGCTGCCATTGGCTTCAATGTACGCTCTAATAGCGCCAAAGTTGTGCCCACAGGAGCATTAGCAGACATATCAGAGACGTTCATATCACTGATAGCACCTAACCTACGGCCCTCAGTTGTAATCTGATTCAAAAGGGCAAGAAGAGTTTGGCTAGGCTCTTTGTATGGAAGGGGCATAATATTGTCGCGGATAGACCCTGACGGCACGTCAACGTCCTTCCACTCACCGGGTTCAATCGGTGTATCATCCCCTTTAATACGAAGCCCGCGAGACTTCAGACCACCCGGAAGATTAGATAGTGTGCCTGCGTCAACAAGCTGACGGATCAGCGATGTACCTGCACGTGCGTACCCACCAATGATATGGATCAGTCCAAGTCCGTAGAACCCAAATCCCGGCACATATACGTAGTGCACGAAATGCTGGCGCTTCAACATAAGCGGATCGTCTGGGTTCCAGTTACGACGAATAGACAGCACCTCACTAGTGCCACGCTCAATAGTAACTACGTAAGGTTTAGCAATCTCGTCTTCGTCTTCATCAACGCCGTCAATAACAAGGTCTGCATGAACTTCATAGACCGAATACCGGTCATCATCAGTTAAGGAGAACCCACCTTCTTCTGCTTTACGTTTCTCAATATCGCTATGGTAAGGCTGTGGCTCTCCAAGGTCTACATCCCGATAGAACCCAGCTACCTGTAGCTTTTTAAGTTCATTCTTAGTGCGCCGCATCACATGAGTTACACGCTCGGCGGTTTCAATATGACTAGCGCCATACGGGATAATTACATCTTCTGCGGGTATATAAATAGCTACTTGACGCCCTAGATTAGGATCAAAGTAGACTTTCTTGAACGCAGAACCGGCAAGCCCAAGACTGTAAAGTAGCCGCTCGTGTTCTGGGCGGTACTCAACCATATTCTCTGTTAATTCATAGTTCATGTCAGCTTTGACACGGAGCGCAGCTTCTTCTTTTTCTTTAGTTTCCTGCCCAATGATTTTTGTCTTTACAGGCCCGGACGCAGGAAAAGTCTCACTCATTGTCTCTGCTTGGAACCGGATAGCAGCCTCTGCGAGTACTGTGGAATACACGCCACATGCACCTTCCCATGGCTCCGTGCGCTCTTCATATTTGAAGCCAAGCACATCTAGACCCTTGACAAACGTGTCTGCCCAGTCTTTCCGGCTTTCGATATCTGCATCAATTAACCCAAGAAGGTCTTCTGCTAAACCTGCGAGCTGCCCATCATCAAGCGCTTCAGCTAGGTTCCCATCAAACGGTAGAAGGTCTGAGTCGTCAGCATCAGGAATAATTGTTATTTCCATACTGCCGTCATCAAGCATAACCATATCAGGATTGACAATTTCAATCTCTAATTCCGCTTCGGGCTTATCTCCTTCAAGCATTTCATCCATGCCCTCTGGCGCTGCGTATAAACCTTTTTCTACTGCCATGTTCTTACCTCTTAATAAAACCCGCTACGGCGCTGCTTAAAGTATCGTTGTTCTTCTGGCTCATCACTAGGTAGTGTAATGAAACCCCCCTGTCTAAAACGCATAAGCGCCATTACGGTAGAGTCCACCAAGTCATCGTGACTCATAAAAGGGAACCCTGCAATCTCTTCTACAACTTCTTCTGCCCAACGAGTCTGCGGAACCCATACCATACCTGATGCTACAATGTCTGCCACAGAATTAAGACGGGCTAACTTATCTCCTGACCCTCTATGTGGGGTATACTCCTGAACAGGCAAACCCATACGCCGCATTTCTTGGTATAGGGCTGTACCCGCGCTCTTCTTCTCAACAATAAATGCGTCTGGTTCCCAATCCGCATACTCTTCCATAGCAAGATTTTTAAGTTCTGGGAACTCTAAACGTTGTTTTATGCTGTTTAATAGTATTATGTGGTACGCGCTCTCCTGCTCATTCATAAACACTCCCCACGTTGTAAGCGCCGTATAGTCAGCACGATTGTGGGTTTCCGCAGCTGCGTCTAAAGACATTATAACATATTCGCAGACGGGTGGAGTCTCCTTAGTCCATTCCCGCCACCACTCTCTTTTAATCAGCGCAGCTTCTTCAGCCGTCGGTTGCTGCTGATATTGAGCGTTCCACTGAAACGCAGGCATAGACGCTTTCGTACGAAGCAAGGCTTCCAAGTCAAAAAACTCAGGCCATAGCGGTTTTTGTACTATCTTTTTGGTTTTCTTATCTGTGGTATCTAATATGGCAGGAAATTCAACAACTTCATATTGATCGCTACGTTCGTTCTGCCCCATATCTCTAACGACACGCCCAGTAAGGTCGTCCATATGCCACCGTGTCTGGATAATAGCTACTTTGCCCGCAGGCATTAGTCGTGTACGCGCTCCGAATGTGAACCATTCATATGCTTTGTCAAAGACCTCAAAGTTTCCGTTAATGACATCTTGTTCGGAATGGGGATCGTCAACGAGCAAGAGGTGAGCACCGCGACCAGCAAGGGCAGAACCAATACCACACGCATAATATTCTCCTCCTACACTTGTGTTCCATCTACCAGCAGACTTTGAATCTTGAGCCAAAGCTACAGTAGGGAAAATCTCTCTATATTGCTCAGTATTAATGAGGTTACGCACTTTTCTACCAAAATCTACTGCAAGATCGGTAGTATGTGACACCATCATGACTTTTTTGTCAGGGTTACGCCCTAAAAACCACGCTGGGAACATAATAGACACAAGCTGAGACTTGCCGTGACGTGGTGGGATGTTAACGCATATACGATCTTTTTCTCCACGCTCAATAGCCATGAGCATATCTGCTAACATCCTATGGTGCTTACCAACTATATAGTCCGGTTGCATATGTTTGCAAAAAGCTATAAGATCGTCATATGCCTTCTTATTCGCATTTCTGGTGGCTAGTTCGCCCACCATCCGGTCAATCTCCGCGACCTCGTCCGGCGAAAAAGCGTCGAGGTTGGCGAGCATTTGTTCGATTTCTGCTTCGCTAAAGTCCAACGCGGCTTCAGTCATCGTTTTTTATACCCAATTCAGCGTCTACATCTAGCGCTTCGCCGTCTATTACTACTGCATCTTGTATATCATCGTCTGGATTTGCCAGTTTCATCAGCTTTGCACGTAGTTTTTCCTTCAAATCATCCGTAGATTGGTGCGTAATCGTCACTTCAGACTTCTCCGAGAACAATCCAACGTCAGAAATCTTGCCAAGTAGCTCTAATGCACGCACTCGAACCCTCGGATCGGGGTTGTCGGTCTCTAAAATTAGCTTATTAGTGACCAAATGACGTATTTGCAGCGAACTTTCAACCACAGCTTGCCCAAATTCAGTCAAAATACCCCCAGTAAGCACCAATGATGCAGGGGTAAGGGTAGCTGCACGCTTGTTTGTCACCTTCTTAGAGGTCTTTTCGGGGTCTGTAGCGTAGGATGTAGCTAATGCAGCGGCAATATCTTGGTCTTCTTTGGTAGGTTCTACCTCTAAACCGTGCTCTTTAAGCTCCTGTATGGTAGCGCAAGCTGCTTCTGCCCGTGCACGCAAGTCTATATACGGCACATCTGGGGTAAATGGCACACCAATTTCAGGTTCTATAACTATCGTCATAACTTTTTACGCAGGTTGTTAACCGTAGTTGGGTGAGGGGGGCTAGTTGGATGATAGCAAAAGACGCCGGATTCCCCCCACCCGTATCAATCTATACACAATAATTTATTTTTACGCAAGGAGGTTGGGACTCCTACCGGGGGGTGTTCCATATATAGAGGGGGTGGGGGGTCTGATCTGGGAAAATAACGACTTAGTGAGATTCATCCCAATGTAAAATTCTATGGCAGTTAGCACATAACGGGATGCACCGTTCCTCTATCTCTTTGTATGCAGCTTTCCATCTGCCTGCAGTGACCAGCTCATTCACTCGTTGGTTATCTGGATGTTTTTCTTTGTGGTGGAAATCTATGACCGCTGGGTGCTGCATACCACACTTACTGCACGATACTGTGGCTTTGTATTCTAGCCAGATAGCTTTGTGCCTACGTCTATTCCTATTAACATCAGCTTGATGTTTCTTCTTGTTGCGCTGGTACCAACTTCGCCCGTACTCACGTTGACGCACCCGATACTCTTCTGTGTCCTTATATCTCATCGCAGCATACTAAACAGCAGAATGGACTTAGGGCAAGGCAAACTCAGAAACTTTGTGATTATTCACACAGATTAGTAATACTAGAGAGCTGATGGTACCAAGTCAGGCAAAGCGGGGTATGGGGGGCGGGTAGGGTCGCGCATCTGGCAAAAAGTTAGTGCAGCACTAACAAATCAAACGTCATTATATGATAAGAAAAGATATCATATGTCAAAACATCCCTACCAAAACAAGTTATCATGTGGCATAGTTAAATCATCGAAGGGGCAAACGGTTTGCCGCTTCATCCATTGCATACGAAAGGAATTTGTTATGCAAAAATTCATCAACGCTAAGTTGGCTAGCGCTATCGCCAACGCTGTTTCGATTGCTAACAAGTCTGTAAAGGCTATGGCAAGCGCGGTTGATCTACTAGTTGCCGAGGGTTTGAAGTCTACTGATTTCATATCACCCAAAGGCGAAGCCAGCAAATCAACTTCATCGCCTGAGCAATTCGAGGAATTGAACGCGGCAATTGTTGCGGGCTTTACACCAGCAACCCAGAAATTGCTAGACACGCCGACCAAGGCGCTGACCGAAAGCGGTAAGCACAACAAGCGCTATTGGCAACAACAAATCGGCGCACGTCGCAACGATTTCAAACGTGCCTTGGAAAAGCGTGAAGCGCTTGCTGCTGGTACACAAGCCAGCCGGACACGCACGCTGGATGAATGGTGCCGCGACATGGCAAACGATGGCATCAAGAAATGCCGCAATGCTGAGAACGCGCCATTCGATATCGAAGATATGATTAAGGCGCTGAACGCG